GCTACCATCCGTCCCGGAGTAGTGCGGGCAGAAGGGGGGGGGGGGGTTTTTTGGCCCCCCCCCGGCTTTTTCTTTTTGTGCGGCGGTGGAAAACTCCGTGCAAATGTTATTTATTGAAATAGAAACCGACCCATATACCGCGACGAGACTCGCCGGAAACGACCTCGAAATCTGCAAGCTCACATACGGTACGAGAAAGGAACTTTTTCAAATCCGTTTGCGCGATATTCCCGATTTGCTCGCCGTTATAATAAACGCCGACGGCGGTATTTCCCTCGTAGTCGTATGTATCATAGGAGAAATTATCGAGCTCGCCGTCCTCCTCGATTTCGCGGAGAATATCTTGACGATTGCGCCCTACGCCGTCGTCGTTATTGAATGTCACGCCGACGAGCTTAAAAGAAACATAGTCGCAATTTGCGTCGAGCCACTCTCGGCGCTCGCTACGGTGGCGGGAGATTTGAGCACGAACGGCCTCGAATTTCTCGCGTTCGGCTCGCTCGGCCTCCCGGCGGGCGGATAGCGCGGCTTGCTCGGCCTCCCGAGCTTTCTTTAACTGGCTTCGTTTGACAGCCCGATATATCCATACACAGATACCGACGGGATAGAAAATAACGAGTAATACTATTTGCCAAGTCTTGAGCTTTTTCATGGTATGAGTAACTCCCTCCTATTTTTTCGGTCGTGCTGACCTTTAACACAATTATGCGTTGTGTATGTGCTAAAGTCAAGAAAAATGCAGACTATTAACACACGGGAGGCGAGAGCTTGCGGATATATGATTTTGAGGGAAAGAAGAATATAAGCGGCGAGCGCATCCGCGAGGCACGGCTAAAGCTCCGGCTCTCACAAAGCGACCTCGCGGCGCGGGTGCAGGTCGAGGGCGTAACAATGGAGCGGGACTCGATAAGCCGTATCGAAATCGGGACGCGGTTTATTCCCGATTACGAGATACCCGTCTTTGCCCGCGTCCTCGGCGTGTCCGCCCTTTGGCTCCTCGGAATAGAGTAAATCCCAGGCTCCGTGCCGGGGATATTTTTTGCACTTTTTCTAAATAACGCTTGACATACTGCAAGCAGTATGATATTATAATAGACAGAAAGGAGGTAAACGCATTGAGCAAGCGAAAAAAGAAACGCGGCAACAAGGCAGAGCCGGACAGCTACTTAAACCTTGTTACCGCAATCCTTAATCTCGTGATTGCTATTCTACTGCTGATAGAAAAGCTCACCGAGTAAAGGGCAGGGGGAGAAATCCCCCTTGCCCTCCAAGGATAACACGAAATGCGCTCAATGTCAAACGACCATGACAACGGTTATCTATGTTTTGTGCGGGGTAAGCATTACCCTATCCGCAATCTCTATTTTCATCAACGCCAAAAGGAGGCGGCAGAATGGCAGAGGAAAAAAGAAAGACTAAGACCTCGACGGCAGTCAAACAGAGATATATAGATAAAACGTATGATATTATCTCCGCGCGAGTGCCGAAAGAGCTCGCGGCGGCTTTCCGCGAGAAATGCACAGCCGAGGGCATACCGCAAGCACAGATTATCAAAAAGGCGATAGAGGACTTTCTATCGCGGTAACGAGAGGGCGGGACTTTCCCGCCCTTTTTTCATATCTCGAGGGAGGGCGCGCTATGGGAGAGCGGACGTATAAACAACTTAATTGGACGAGCCGTATCAAGCTCGAGACGATGCTCAAGCATGGACACTCGAAAAAAGAAATCGCCGAGGAGCTGGGCGTACATATCAGCACCGTTTACCGCGAGCTCAAGCGCGGGACGTATGAGCATCTAAACTCCGATTACACGACCGAGGAACGGTATAGCCCGGAAAAGGCCGAGGCGCGCTATCAAGAGGGGCTCGCCGCGAAAGGCGCTCCGCTCAAGATTGGGAAAAATCACGCCGCCGCGCAGTTTATCGAGGACAAAATCGGAAATGAGGACTATTCCCCGGCGGCGGTGTGCGCTCTACTCAAGCAGGAAAAATATAAACACTTCGGAATAACCTTTTGCCGTGCGACGATTTACAAGTACGTCGAGGACGGCGTTTTCCTCACGCTCACAAATCAAGACCTCCCGGAAAAGGGCGACCGCAAAAAGAAGCATAGAACAATCCGCAAGAAACAGGCTCGGGCATCCAGCGGCACGAGTATAGAGCAGAGGCCGGAGTATATCAACGAGCGGCAGGAGCCGGGACATTGGGAAATGGATACCGTCGTCGGGAAGAAACGGACGAAAGCCCGCCTCCTCGTCCTCTCCGAGCGCGTTACGCGGCGGGAAATCATTATCCGCATTAAGGACGGGCGCGCCGAGACGGTCGTCGCGGCATTAGACCGCCTCGAGCGCCTTTACGGTGCGGCGTTCTATCGGATATTCAAAACGATAACCGTAGACAATGGCTCCGAGTTCGCGGATGCTGACGGCATCGAGCGGAGCGCCCGGCGCAAGGATGCAAAGCGGACGACGGTCTATTACTGTCATGCGTATAGCTCTTGTGAGCGCGGCACGAACGAGAATATTAACCGCATGATACGGCGGCAATTCCCGAAAGGGACGGACTTCGACAAGGTGACGGCGGCGGAAGTGAAGCGCGTCGAGACGTGGCTCAACAACTACCCGCGAGAAATACTCGGCTTTATGTCCTCGGCGCAAGCGTTCGAGCTCGCCTTTGACCGCGCCGCATGAGCCCTCAAAAATTTATTCTATCTTTTTCGCACAAAATACTTGACATTTGCACTTGTGCCGTTTATCATTAAGTGCGAAAGAGCTACTAAGCTCCGACGCACTTATTTTTTTATGCAGAAACGGAGGCGAGACAATGAAATACGAGTGTTTGAAGCTCGAGGAGCGGCGGATTATCGAGGCTATGTACGCCGAGGGCGCAAAGCCGGACGAAATCGCAAAGCGCGTCGGCAAGTGTCGAGCGACTATTTACCGCGAGCTCGAGCGGGGCAAGACCGGCGAAACGGACTCTCGCTTTCGGCAAGGGTATAGCGCGGCGGTAGCGGAGGCTCGCGTCAATCGGTCGTACCGAAATAGAGGCCGTCGGAAAGCGGCTCAATAAAAAAGGAGGTTACTCATACCATGAACGAAAAAACACTCACGGCGGAACAATGCTCCAAGCTCTCGCTCTACATCCTTATGACGACCAAGACCCGCGAGGGTGAGGCGGCGACATGGGAAAAGCTCGCAGAGGAAAAGAAAGAGGACGGCTCCCCGAAATATATCCACGCCGCCGACAACGCGCAGTTTTGGAGAGAGCTCGACGCAGACCTCCGCGAAATACTGCGGGCTTTGGAGGCGTGAGCATGGACAACTTTCAGAGTATCACGGCGAGCCCGGAGGCGCTCGCGGCGTTCCTCGGCTCTATCCCGGCAATAGAAACGCCGTGGGACGAGGCTTTTCACCGGCTCTGTTGCTCCTCGTGCTCGGCGGCGGACTGCGACGATTGCCGCCGCTCGGAGCGGGATAACCCGCTTTGGTGGCTCGGCCTCCCGGCGGCGGAGGTAGAGAAATGAACAATCTCGAAAAATGGCTTATCTCCATAGAGCCGGAAAAGGTTATCGAGGAAATCCAAAAGAGAGCTTGCTCGGAGTGTCCGGCGGCGGAATACTGCAAAAACTCGCCGTTGAACTTTTGCACGGAAGTTCTCTATGCGTGGGCGAAAGAGGAGGCGCTATAAATGGACATGGATTTAGAGCAAAAGGCCATTATGCGGCTCCGCGAGGCGGCGGACACGTCCGAACGCTTTTACAAAGCCCCGCTCATTGTGACAACCAGCGGCGGAAAAGATAGCTCCGTTTGCGTGGCGCTCGCAGAAAAGGCCGGTATCGACTTCGAGGTTATGCACAATCACACGACCGTAGACGCGCCGGAGACGGTCTATTTCATCCGCCACGAGTTTAAGCGGCTCGAGGAGAAAGGCGTAAAATGCACGGTCAACTATCCGCACTACAAGGGCGAGCGGGTGACTATGTGGAGCCTCATTCCGCAAAAGCTCATGCCTCCGACGCGACTCGTCCGCTATTGTTGCTCCATTCTCAAAGAGCGCGGCGGTCAAGGCCGCTACATAACGACGGGCGTTCGTTGGGCTGAAAGCGCCGCGAGAAAGAAAAACCGGGGCATTTTCGAGAACGGACACTCTAACCCGGAGAAAAGAGTCATTCTCAACAACGACAACGACGACCGGCGGCGACTCTTTGAAACGTGCATGAGACAGCACAAAGCCGTATGCAATCCCATTATTGATTGGTCGGACGCGGACGTATGGGACTATATCGAGTCCGAAAAAATCCCGGTCAATCCGCTTTACGAGTGCGGCTTTTCCCGTGTCGGGTGCGTCGGGTGTCCTATGGCGGGTACGCAAGGCAGACAAAAGGAGTTTAGCCGCTATCCGAAATACCAAGACGCATATATCCGCGCTTTCGACAAGATGCTCGAGGAGCGGAAACGCCGAGGAAAAATGCAAGGCACATGGAGAGCGGGAACGACAGGCCGCGACATTTTCCATTGGTGGATGGAGGACGGGGTGCTCCCCGGACAAATGGAGTTCGACGACCTCTTATTAGAGGAGGACGAGGAATGGTAGGCGCTGACTTTACACGCACTTGCGAGGGGTGCGAGCACGTCGTAGCGGAGCCGTGGTCGAAAGACACGCTCTCCTATCGGTGCTTTGCTCCCGGCAGATGCAAGGGGCGTGTCGTCGGCGTGAAACGCTTTGACCCGTATATCCCGGCATGGTGTCCCAAATTATCGAAAAATGGAGGAGTGAAACAATGAGCGAAACGAGTTCGAGAGTCCGGCTTATGGCAAACTTGCAAGCCGCCGTCGCGGAGGCCGTCTCCGGCACAATGGAGGAGCGCGGGCGCGGCTTCGCCTCTGACCGCGAGGCATGGGCGGAGTTAAAAGAGTGCATCGAGCGCACAAAGCAGATGCACACCGACATTGAGAAAGTCCACAAGGAAATGTGGAGCGCGGTCAAGGACAGGAACGAGGACGCTTTCGCCGCGCTCTCGCAGGAGTTCGAGCGGAGCTCCCGTATTCTCGCCGAGGAGTGGGCGCAAACGTCCGCCCTCGCAAAAATCGCCGTTATCAGCGAGTCGAACGATTGAGGAGGTCGCACAAATGAAAAAGCTCTATTCTAAGAAGCTCGGCGGCGAGGCGTTCGCCCTCGACGCGGCGCAACTGGACATTCTGAAAAAGGCCGGTTATACCGTGCCGAGCCCCGAGGAGGTTATCGCAGACGCGGCGGCGGTCAAAATCGAGCCGCCGGAGGGTGCTCGGGCGTATGTCGTCTTTGATTTCAAGACCGGCGCTTTCGCCGTCCGCACTCGGACGCAGACACTCACCGATAACGAGGTCGGCGGCTTCGTCGGCGAGGTCGTCTCGGCGGCTATCTTGAGTAATTTCGTCGAGCGGGCAGACCCGGACAGGCCGAAAGGAGCGGCTCCGGCGGCTTCGGCGACGGCCTCTCCCCTCGTGAATATGCTCCGAGCCGCTTTCCTCCGCGCGGCGAGCGATAAGGCTCCGGCGGCGGACAAGCCAACGGAGGCGGCAGACACGCCGGAGGTCGTCGAATGATTAAGCTCGGCGACCGCATCACGGTAAAGCCCGCGACGTTCGACGTTCCGGGCAAGGACGGCAAGCCGAAAGCAATCCCCGGGACGGTCGTCTACGTTCATCCCGGCGGGCGATATTGCGTCCTCGAGTTTGACGTAGGCAGACGCGAGCCCGTGACTATCCGAGAGAGCTTTCAGCTTATCGACGGGAGGGTAGCAGAATGAAGCACGAGCAATCAGCACAGGCGGGATACCGCCCGCGCTTTGCCGGGACGATGAAATTATACCTCGTCCGTCACAAGGAATACGGCGAGCTAACCGTAAACGGCGTGAACAAATACGAGGCCGTACACGCCGCCCCCGCTCATAAACGCACGGGGGTATCGGCATGCAAACTACGCATGCCGGATACCCGT